ACGAGATGCGTCTTACATGTTTTACCATGTTATTTTTCACCGTCTCGTTCGGTTACCCATTTCCTAAAAAACGGGGGGGTCCTATGCAATAGGACTTGGGAGTGGGTCTGAATTAAAATAAAAAACAGGACAAGACTGGAAAAAAGATAATGAAAAATCTTCTCCAGCTGCTACAAAAGCATTCACTCCAGCAGTTTTTGCGATAGCATTAGGAAATGCTAGATCATGAAACGTGTTGAAATCATTATTTTCCAACACATTTGTTTGTCTAGCAGGGGCAAATCTCCTATTGTGGAAAAAAGGTATTTCCACTTCCAATACTGGATTCTGTTCTATCATGGTGCACTGCACACCTTGACCAGTATTTAACGTTCGATTCTTCACATCGAAAACTGCTTCCGATGGACTACCACCCGGATTGGCTACATTTGCAATTGTTTGAAAACTACGAACATGGTCCGCAACACGTCGCACAGACATAATTCCTTTAGTGTCCTCTCCAGGACTCGCATAAAGAAATTTATATCGAATACCACCTCTGCGACACAAAAATATTGGTGTATACCAATGCATCATAGTAGTATCCGTATAATTATACGGCAAAATGTTAATGAAACCAGTACGATGTATGCCAGCTGTTCCAGCATGGCCTCTATACAAAGGATAGTCAGTCAAACCAACTCTTGTTCTCGTTTGTTTGTCTCCATCAATAGCATTCTGAGCAATGGGTAAATAATGTTCATAACGCTTCACTATTTGCCGTATTGAAGTTACGGGATCTCCAAAATACACCTTCTGTGCATTATCAGATACTGACAACTTAGTAGCCATTGAAGCTTCAATTTCCTGTTGTACAGGAGCACTCTCCTCTAATGTTAAATCATTATCTGCGTTATCCAAATCAGCTTGTTCAGAATACCAATATCCATTACCAAAGTCAGGTTCTTTTGCTTGAGTTGATAAATATTGATAATACTTGGCAGTTTGCTCTGAAGCACTCTGCGGTTGATAAAATGTCACCCTTTGTAACATATCATCGGGATTGACAACTTCAAAGTCGTCTCCTGCTGAAACTGACACCAATACTGACACATCTGAAAGTGTAGCACTAGGTGTCGTTAAGTCATTAACTACAGAAACCATTAAGATTCCATTCGCTTCACCATGTCGTGGTGCGCCTAACGGAGTTGTACTAAATGGAACTGCAGTAAGTTCATCACGCTCAAGATATGAGAACTCCTGTCCCCAATTTACTGTAACGGTAAAATCACGTTCCTTTGCAAGATCAATGACATGAGTATACTGAGTATTATATTCAGTTACTCCACCAGCAGCAAGGTATGGTTCATACACTACCTTAATACGTCCTTTGTGAAAAGACGATGCTACTACCTGAAACCGGTAGTTAATGGAACCTCTCCAATGCTTAAAAGGCAATGATGCCCAAGCCATAGGAGTATAATGTTGTTCACTTCCAAAAGTATCATATAACTTAGGTTCAACATAACAATTCCACAACAGTGTCTCAGGCAC